TGAGAAATGAGGGCTGAATTTTATGAATATGAATCATAAACGGGAATTCACAACATTCGAATCCCTGTGGAACGATCCCGATTTGATTACGCAGGAGGAAAAGGACCGCATCGACTTTGAGGTGTCTCTGATCGGGAAGCTCATCGAAGCTCGGAAAAGCAAGGGTATGACGCAAAAGGAGCTTGCCGAACGCGCCGGTTTGAAGCAGTCGGCGATTGCTCGAATGGAAAGCCTCCGATGCGTTCCGCAGATTGATACGCTGCACAAAGTGCTGCGTCCGCTCGGTTTCAAGCTGGATATTGTGCCGATTGACAAATGATCTTCTTCACGGCTACGGCGGTTTACCGCATTTTTTCAAAAACATCTTGACAAACCGCAAAGAATAATTATAATATAATTATGGATGCAATACGATTTGAATGGGACGAAAACAAAAACGAATCCAACAAAAAGAAGCACAAGGTATCGTTTGAAGAAGCGACAACGGTGTTTTATGACGAAGAAGCGCTGCTGATCGACGACGAGGAGCACTCGCAGGAAGAGGAACGCTTTATCCTGCTCGGTTTCAGCAAACGGGCAAATTTGCTTGTGGTCTGCCATTGCTGCCGGGAACGTAAGATTGGAAGAGGAACGGCGAGTTCGGTCATCCGAATCATATCGGCCAGAAAAGCGACCGCAGGAGAAGCGAACGCATACTATGAAAGGTGGCAGTGAAATGAAAGAAGAGTATGATTTTTCAAACGCAC